AAATTTATTAATCCTGATTTTAAACAAAAAATAGGACCAAGTGCCTCCCCAAAATCACTTCTAATAGATGCCATAGGAAACTGATCAAATTTATAACCAACTAATCCACCACTACCAGATGAAACATAATCAACCAAATCTATAAGATACTCTTGTAACTCACCTTTAATATCTTGTCTATTTGTAATAGCAGTTTTTAATGTCGTGACATATAATCCTAATGATAAAGGTGCTCCTAATCCAAACGACTGAGGTTTAAGATTAATAGCACCTAAAGATTTTGGTTTTACTAAATTATCTACATTTGTGAAAAATACATCTTCTCCTACTCTAACTGCAACTCTTGTATGGGATTTTGATTGACTATCAATATAAGTTACAGGTGTCCCTCTAGTTAAAGTTTGATCTACTCTATTACCATTTTCTTCATATAATATTCCACTATCTACTTTGGACATTGATGAAATATCACCTTGACCTTTCCAATTCCTATTCCAATTATCTACTCCTCGACTTGCAGCCATTTACTTTTTGATTATTTATTTCCATATATGCCAACTCTATTCCTTTATGCTTCAATACTATCTTTTTTGCTTCTGTCATCTTACGATGATAGAAAATAACCTTTTCATCTAATCCTGCATCGCCACTCATTCTTCTTCCTCCAAATCTAACGGTTTTCCAAATGTTTTATACGTTAATTGCTCCTTTAAAAAATCAACTTGTGCTTTAAGTTGTTTGTTTTCTTTTTCTAGAACATCTATGTGTTCTTTATAAACATGAATCATATTTTCTAATTGTTCAATTTTTACTTCTAGTTCATAGTCCATAGGGGGGTATATTATATTATAAACTTAAGATTTTCTTAATTATCTATCATCCGCAGATCTATTCTCTGATTCATATACATTAAAGTCTCCACCTGGATATCTTTTCTTTAATTTTTCCACGTTTCCTGCGACCACATCTTCGATTGAAACATCAAGAGCAGCACACGCTTGCATCACATACCACATAACGTCACCCAACTCAATAATAAGATGCTCTCTATTGTCGTCGTTGTAAGGCTTACCTTGGAAAACCATCTTCTTAACGATCTCCATAAACTCACCACCTTCAGCACTAATGCCAACAGCAGCAGTAAGAAGCCGCTCAATATTGGCACCCTTTCCATTAAGGGAACTAACACTCTCAATAAAGCATTGATAATCTTTACTGGGATGGGATGTGACACCATCCACGAAATCAGCATACTTAGTAAAGTCAATTTTTTTAGTCATTAGAATTTAAACTCTGCGAAAGATTTTTTAAAAGGTTTCTTTTCTCCATCATTATACTCTTCGTCTTTTTTATTGTCAACTATATCTTCCTGTGCTTGTTGTTCACAGTCATATAATCTCATCTTTGCACGATCAACTCCTACAACAAACCTTTTATAAATTGTTGGATCATTATACCTATTCTTAAGTTGTTTAACCATTATTTGATTTAACGCTTCCAGTTCCTCAGTAGATATAAGAGCAAACATAAGATCAGCAGTGGCTGGAAGACCAAAGGACTCACTTGTGTCAGTAAGATCGACATCACTACTACCATAGCCAGAACGAGTCGTCTGAGTAGCGGAGACGATAGGTACATTAGCTTCAACTGCAAGACCACGGAGTTCTTCCGCAATCGCTTTAATATATGAGTAAGAATTGACATTGTTATTTGTACGGTAACGTGACGAAGCACATATATTTAAATAATCTATGAATATTATATCAGGTACAAATGATTTTTTCAATGCAAGTTCATTTAACAATGATTTAAAATGACCTGAATGTGCAGACGCAGTAGGATACTCTTTAATTATAAGAGTTCCTTGCGTTTTCTTTGCAATACTATCAACCTTCTTATCAAACATAGGTTTGGGAAGTTCAGTTATATTTTGTATATTTACATTCAATAAGTTTGCATCTATTCTTTCTGCAATCTTCTCTTCTGCCATTTCAAGAGTAATGTATAAAACATTCTTTCCTTCTAAAAGGACAGAACTAGCGTGATGGCACATAAAGAGAGACTTACCAACACCAGTACCCGCAAGTGCAATATTAAGCGTTTTGTTTGGGAGACCTCCCTTTGTAATTTTATTAAAATATTCAAGGTCGAATTGAATTCGACTTTCTTTTTTGTGGTAGGATTCGAATCTTTCTTCATAGTCCTCTAAGTAATCGTGACCTACATGATTATCGAAAGAAACAGCCAGAGCGTCAGAGAGAATGCTAGGAATAGCATCCCTTCCTTTTTTGTCATCTTGTCCATCTGCAAGAGCAATTGATTCCATAAGTGCCAAATATATAGCACGATCACGACACCACTTCTCAGTTGAATCAAGTAACCATTGACTATCTACAGGTGCATCATCAAATGTTTTTGTAATATCTCTTGCTTCTTTTATCTCTGTTTCTGTTAAGTCAGTACGATTTTCAATCTCAATATTGAGTGCTTCAATTGTAATTGCAGCATCATACTTGACAATAAATTGCGTTGCCTCTTGGAATATTATCTTTTCAGTTTTATTCTCAAAATAATCTGGTTCAATGAATGGAATTACTTTTCTAGAGTATTCCTCATCAAAAATCAGATTACGAAGAATAGTAGTTTCAATTCTCTCCATAGTGAATGTATGTACTCATAATATACTTAGAATCAATTTTTGGAGCTAGTCCAGTATGTGGATATTCCCAAGTTGGTGGGAATACTATTACTCTACCAGAAACTGGTTGAATATTCAAGTTGTGTAACGGAAACAAAGTATTTCCGTCATTATCATTCAAATAAAATAAAAATGCAACAGCTCTCCTTGATGAATTTAAATCTGTCACATCTACATGTTCATCAAATTTTTCGTTTCCATTATTGTAATATCTTTTAATTCTAAATTCCTCTAGTTCTTTTAAAGGTGGTATATATTTTGATCGTACATCATTTTTATATTGCTTGTATACTTGTGCCAGATAAGGTATTAAAGAACGAACAATATTAGGAGATAATTGATTTAAATTTAATTGTGTAAAACAAGGGCATCCATCATAATCAATGTACTCTTGATGGTTTTCATTATTCTCAAATAAATCTATGAAACTTTTACAAGCTTTACCAGGAATAACATTATCGTATACCTTAACCATATGAATATTCTTCTCTTGCAATATTATCTAATTTCTTCATTACTTCTTCTGTAAAATACTTATCTGGATTTTTATATATTTCTTTACCATACACTTTCTTACCATCTATTTCATATCTACCCGCAACATTTTTCCAGAGACCACCTTTCTCTCCTAAGTCTAAAAGACCATAGTATTTGTCAAGTCCTCTGTCATCATAATATAATCGGATTTCGACTTCTTTATTTTCTTTACTTAAACGTGATTTATGAGTCTTTGCCTTGATAATATTTCCAATGACATCTTTTCCGTCTTTTTCCTTTTTCTTGGTAAGATAGATGATTGTAGATGCAGCATACTTGAGACCGCTGCCTCCTCCCATTTCTTTAGTTGGGACGTAAGATCCGATAACATCATAGGTGTGATTAGTAACGATAAGTGGAATATTTGCTTGACCAAGTTTTAATGTAAGCATTCTGAATGCTCCTTTAACAAGTTGAGATTTGGTCATATCTCGAACCATCTTTTCATTTAATGCGTCGGTAATTTCTTTCTCAGTGGAAAGCATACCTAAAGAATCTAATACAAACATACAAGGTTTGCGATTCTCTTCATCTGTCTTAGAGTATATATCTACTGCCTTAAGTGCCTTACCACGAAACTCTTCAATTGTTACGACATTGACAACAACTGTACGTGTTAAGTCAACCCCACGAGACTCAAGTAGTTTTTTGTTGACAGCAGCCTCGGTGTCAAAATAAAGGCAATAACCATCAGGGTTATTATCCAAAAAGTTTTTGACAACAGCCAAGGAAAAATAAGTCTTTCCAGTAGAGCTTTCACCAGCGATGGCAGTAATCTTATTACTAGAAACACCACCATAAATGGAACCGCTAACCACTGCAT